ACAAAGCAAACTCAAAAATATGAAATGCCTGTTATAGATGATAGTTTATTGAAGGCATTTAAAGAAAACCCTTATACCCATTCACTTTCTAGTGTAGTATAATTATCTAATAATATACATTTTTTTAATATTCATCTTTTTAATATTCATCTTTTTTAATTCTTATGAAAATAATATAATAATATAATCATTGAATTAACAATGGATATATTTAACAAATTTAAAGATAATGTTCCGCATATTTTGTTTTATGGAAATGTAAAAGACGATATTGTAAAAGAAATCGAAAAATATTATCCAAAAGAGTGTTGCCATAAATATATCATGAAACTTTATTGCGGAACATCAAAAGGCATTAAAAATATAAGAGATGATATCAAATTATTTTCAAAACAACAATTGTCTCCTACTATTTTATTTAAAAGTATTATATTATATGATGCTGAATATTTGACAGTAGATGCTCAATATTCTTTAAGAAGAAGTATTGAAATTTATAGTCATTCTACTAGATTTTTTATTATAACAAAACAAAAAGATAAATTATTACAACCCATTCGGTCACGCTTTATCCAAATCTATATTCCAGAAGATAACGTACAACCCAAAGAAAATATTCCTTATGTGGTTATAAAAAAAATAATGACAAAAGATAGTTCTATAGATACTATTGTAGAAGAATTATATTCCAATGGAATTTATGGCGATATACTTGTTGTATGGTTAAAAAACAAAATTAAAAATTATGAGGAAACCAAATTTCATTTCAAAACAATTAGTAAGCAATTAAAAAATGAAAGATTATGTTTATTTTATTTAGTATGTATATTTCGTAATAATAAAGAAATATAAATATTGTTCTTTTTTATGGATGACTTTACTTCAAATATTTTGAATGATTCTAAAAATGAATGGTCTATTCTATTAATTAATTTAATTACATGTCACATTATTGACGGGTTTCGTTCTATATTTAATGAATCTTTACAATTATGTCAAAACAATGATGAACCCGATAAATATTTAATGACGTATCAAAACTTATTGTCTCGTATTCCAAATTGGAATCAATCGATTATAACTTCAGAGAAAGAACGAATTATGATTAAATCGAAATGTTCTTATTTAGAAGATTTGGTAACATGTGTTCATATTATTCAATTAAAAATATTAAGTTGTGTGCGAGTGGGAAGCGATAATAAAAAAATTAATATTTCTATTCCAGACTTTACATTATTTTTGCATAAAATTTATATCAACATTGCTCGTAAATTATATTCCAATATTTATTTGTTTGAATTAGACATTCCGCCATTAGAACAACAACGACGCAATCGTGAATTTGAATTGTTGGTTCAAACCAGTATTATGAATACAATTCGAGACAATCTTCCAGTAGAACAATTATTGCGTCAATACATTGATGAAACCCAAGAAGTAGATGTTCATAAAGTAGAAACCATCATTGAAAATAAACCAATCTTTGTAGAAAGTGAAAACAACAATGAAACCAACAATGAAACCAACATTGAAAACATCATTGAAAATGAATTACCCAAAGGCATAGATGAGAAAAAAAATACAATCCGTTTTAACCCAGATGTCAATACAATCGACTTAAAAGACTTGAATGACATAAATGACACAAGCGAATTAAACATTGGCGATGAAGTTAATATTGACCTCAATGTTCAAAACTTAGAATGTGATATGATAGATTTAGATATAGAAGAAATATTATGAAATAACATGAAATAACATGAAATAACATGAAATAACATGAAATCCCTAATTTCGTAAAAGAATAATAAATAAAAAATATTATTCTTTTAATGATGCCCTATGAATATATTTATATCTCTATTGTCATTTCCGTATTATTTTTTATAGTCAAACAATTTTTATATCGTAAAAATCCAATTCCAGACCAAAATAAAATATTCTTTAAAGAGTCCTTTTACTTATTTTTTATTATATTAGGCGTTTTATATCTTAAAGACTATTATTTAAAAATTCAAGAACAAAAAACAATTATATTTACAGACGAACCTTCTTTTTAATAAGTTCATCTATATCCACAAAATAGTCTAATGATTCTTGTTTGTAATCATGAAATGCTTTATGTGAAAATTGTTTCTCAGGAATATGAGCATTTACATTTTTAGCAATCATTTTATACAATTTAAAATCTGGGTATCTTTCATCTCCATTTTTTTTGTATAAAACATTATTACTACTATCATCATAGACCCAACCAATAATAAGGTCATAAATAGGTATTTTCCGAAATGTATCAATATCTTTTAAATCATCTATTATAAAATCAAACATAGAACATGCCAAACGGCATAAATCAAAACTGTAATTGGGTTCAATCAGAGGTTTATTTTGATTGTAAAAAGGTTCGCAATTATATTGTCCATGAGCTGTACCATTCGGAGAAAAACTATCACTGCACAAACGACCATCATTATACGTATAAATGGAACGTCCAAAATCAATTAATTTATATAATTTACCATACGTTGGAACTTTATACAATTGTCCCTTTATTTTATAATATAAAAACTCTTCTTTTGTCTCTATATACATAATATTATTTGTATGTAAATCATTATGTGTAAAATGATATACATTTTGATACACATATAACATAAGAATCGTTTGAAATATAGAACTGGTTAATTGTTCTATATTGATGTCATCAGATTCAAACAAACTATCTAATGTATCTACACATTTTTCAATGGCTATACTTTGACATGGCATTTTATGAATGACTAAGGTAAGTTCATCCATAATACTATTGGATTCACTACATGTTGAATAGTCAGAGTCATTTTCTTCTTCTTCGTCTTCTTCATCATCATCATCTTCATCTTCATCTTCATCATCATCTTCATCATCGTCTTCGTCTTCGTCTTTCGAAGATTCAGAAGATTTATCATGAATTAAATCCATCGATATATCTTGTAATTTAGTTTCTATGACATCTTCTATTTCTTCCAATATATCATATTCAATAGGTATATCTTCTTCACTCAATGTAATAGGGGTTTTCTTTAAATTTGAAAATAAAGAATGAATATTTGTATCTTTAAAATAAAATAATTTATTTAAGTTATCATTAAAATAATTGGAATCGCATAAATATTCAAAATCATCTACAATATTAATTTCACATTTTTCTTTTATACTAATAAAACTATCATAGACTTCGATTCCATGTTTAAAACCATGCACATTCAAGGCATTTGTTAATAAGTAAAAAAAATTATCCACATAAGCATAATTATTAATAGAATGAATATATTCTTCGTAAATATTATTACATTTATTTTCTTTTGTTGGCAATATACCTATTTCATATTTTTTGTATTTTCCTATCAAATATTTAATATAATCTACTAAAGGAATTGTTTTCATAAAACATGGATGGTCTTTTCCGTCTATTGACACAATATAATTATTATAATCGATTTGTTCTTTATAGTGTTCAATAAGAGATTTGTATTCTATTTTATAATGTTCAAATATAGGATTAAAATAATTTTTTTCCATTTATCTTTATATATAATATTGTTATATAATTTAAACTAATTGCGTCTTAACTCTTCATAATACTATGTAGTAATATACTATATGACTCTGAATTTAAAGAAATTTGATATGAAACGTATTACTTTTTTAAAAAATGAAAGCAAAGGTCCGGTCATTGTATTAATCGGTAGAAGAGATACCGGAAAAAGTTTTTTAGTAAGAGATTTATTATTTCATCATGTTGATATTCCTATTGGAACAGTCATTTCTGGAACAGAAGCGGGTAATGGTTTTTATTCTTCTCATATTCCTAAATTATTTATTCATGATGAATACAATACTGGAATTATTGAAAATATTTTAAAACGACAAAAAGCAGTTATCAAACAAGTCAATAAACAAATCGAAATGTATAAAAAAAGTTCTATAGATGCTAGAGCCTTTGTTATATTAGACGATTGTTTATATGATAATGGTTGGGCAAGAGACAAAATGATGCGTTTATTATTTATGAATGGTCGTCATTGGAAAGTCATGCTTATCATTACGATGCAATATCCATTAGGTATTCCCCCCACACTCAGAACCAATATTGATTATGTGTTTATTTTAAGAGAACCTTATATTGCGAATCGTAAAAGAATCTATGAAAATTATGCTGGTATGTTTCCCACGTTTGAATCCTTTTGTCAAGTCATGGACCAATGTACTGAAAATTATGAATGTTTGGTTATAGATAATAATGTAAAATCCAATCAGTTACAAGAACAAATCTTTTGGTATCATGCCGAAAATCATAAAGATTTTAAGTTGGGGTCCAAAGAATTTTGGGAATTGTCTAAAAATTTAGGGTCGGATGAAGAAGACGAACAATACAATCCAGGTGATTACAAATCTAAGAAAGGACCTAAAATCAATGTAAAAAAAACAAAATGGTAGTCTTATAGTCTTATTATATTGTCAGCATAAGGTAAAATTTCGGGATCATGGCTAATCACAATAATCGTTTTACCTTTTGTCTCATTTTTGATAAGTTTCACTATTTTGACTCGTGTTTCTGTATCTAAACTGGTTAAAGGTTCGTCAAAAATAATGATTTGTTTATTGGGTTTTAAAATTCCACGAATCACCATAATTATTTTTTGCATACCTAATGACAAATTCGACCCATTGACACCACAATTGGAATCAATACCATTTTGCAATCTATCATAATAATCCATCAATTCATATTGTTTTAATAATTCTATTATTTTTTCTTTGGGCACGTTGTTTCCATATTGTAAATTATACAATACACTTTCTTCAAATAATATGGTTCGCTGATTCACATAATAAATATTATTTCGTATATCGGTTTGACATAAATCTTTACTATTTATAGAATCTAAATAAATAGTGCCTTGTGTTGGAGTATACATTTTTATAATTAATTTCATTAGGGTTGTTTTACCTGAACCCGATTTCCCCATCAATACATTGATTTGATTTCCCTTAAATTCAATATTCACATTACGCAATACATAATCATTTTTTTCATCATAACGATAACTTATATTACTTAGTTTTATACTTGAAAAGGTTCGTATGGGCTTACATGAATCATTATCATTTATAATTTGGATGAAATCATTTATTTTTAATAATTTTGAAAATCCAAAATATTGATATAATGTATTATTCAAAAACTTATCTTGAATACCTTTATA